TCTTGAATATCTAACTGTACAGATAAGTTTAATTTTACTAATTTGTTAATCATAAATTTGATTGGTTCAAACACATTTTCATTTTCAAGTTTAAATTTACTGGATTAAATTTTAAAGATGCTAAATCTATATGTAATGCTTTACAACCTGAAGATAGAGCACTTAGTCTTTCTGTATACAAAGATCAAAATGGTAAAAAATCATTACAAGTATACAACAAATTAATGGAGTTTGAAAATGATAATGTGTATATTCCAAAATCAAATTTTTGTTCTATCAATGCTATGAATAAGTTTTTAGAATTACAAGGTAGAGGTCAAAATATACTTTCTACTAAGAATGTCTCACCATTCAAGTTATCTTATAAAAAGTTGATAAATAAGTTAATGGTAACATGTATGCCATGTGATTGTAATGTTATCGAAAAAGAAAAGAAGTGTAACAGTGAATGTATCAGTAAAAAAATAAAACTTTACAAATCTGATATTAACTATTTCAATGACAAAAATATTTATCCAGTAAATGATAAAAAACAAGTTGATGTGTTTCGTCCTGCTATATACAAAGTTCATGTTAAAGATGGACAATTGTCAATGAAGAAATATACTACACTTGAAGATAAAAATACTAAGTTAGCTATTGGTTTATTTTATATTGATAATGAAGATAAATCATGGCACGCATTCGTAATCAAAAATAAAACTAAATTTTCTATAAATGATATGAAGATCAGATTAAGCACTTCTCAACCATTAAATCCAGAAGTATCTAAGATGAAAAAATACATTCAAAAGAAACCTAAAGAATATATTTTAACATGGGATTGTGAGACTAATATTGATCTAGTTAAAATTCGAGGTAAAGAAAATTTCAAATTATTCGTATATGGTGTCAGAGGTCAAATATCAAATATAAAAACAAGAAAAAATATTGGTCCACCTATTCTTACTACATATAGAACTGATGATAAAAATAATGCTCATTATGCAATGGAAGAATTCTTTGAAAAAGTTTCTAAAATATGTATCCAACATAAAATAAAAGATTTGAATGCTTATGCTTATAATTCTGCTAGATTTGATTCATTATTTTGTACTGACTTAGAAAATGTTAAATATGGTAAGATGATCAAGATTGGAAATACTATTAAATCTGGTATGATTACTGTTAATGATGTTTCTATAAAACTTCTTGATCTATTACCATTTTGTTTATCATCTCTTGATCAAGCTTGTAAAACATTCAAAACTGAAATTAAGAAACAAGCTTTTGATATTGTTAACAAGACTAGTTTATGGTATACTATCAACATGAATAAAAAAGGTTATGATGACTTAATGGCTCTTCCTAAAAACTATAATATCATTAATAATACTACTAAAAAATCTTGTTGCAAACATGATATATTTATGGATAATATTGTTGTATATCAGTATGCTGCTGAAGAAACTAGAAATAAGATTATGATAAATAAAGGTGGATGTCATAGATGCGAATTAATAAATGCTGCTAATGATATTAGATCTGGATATAAAGATTGGTTAACTTATCTCAAGTATGATGTAGATTCATTACAATCTTTAATTTACAAAGTAGAAGATATGTATTTAGATATTGGAATGTCTATTACTAATTTTGTTGGATTACCTGGAGTAGCTTGGGATGTTATGCACTCATATTGTCATAATCTTTCTAGATGTTATGTACCAAAAGATCCAACATATATTAAATTATGTAGAGATGCATATTATGGTGGTAGAACAATCTTTTTCCATTCTCATTGGGATTCTAAACTAAAACCTGGAATTAGATGGGATGAAGATTCAAGAAAATACTTAAATGAAATTAATGAAGTTATCAAAGAAAATATATATGATGATTATTTGATATGTCTCGATGCAAATAGTTTATATCCTAGTTGTATGGCTCTAGCAGGTTTCCCAGTAGATAAACCAATATTGATTACACCTGAAGTAGATTGGATAAACAAGAAACATTATATAGTAAAAGTTGATATTAAGATTCCAAATATTCGTTATGCAATTCATCCAGTAAGACAAAATGGTGCTTTAGTATATCCTTCTAATCAAACTATAACTGGAACATATAATGATGTAGATTTGAGAGAAATGTTAAAAGATGGTTACCAAGTTGTTAAATTTCATCATGGAGTATATTTCAATTCATCAGAAAAAATATTTACTAACTTAGTTGAATTTTTATATGATAGAAGAAATTATTATAAAGGTTTACATCCAGATAATCCAGAACAAGCTAAAGAGTATATTATGAAAATTGTATTAAATGCTATGTATGGTAAGTTTGCAGAAATGATAAAAACTGAAACATTCTTCTTCGATAAGAAAGGTTTGTTAAAGTATGTAAAAAAGATCTTCAAAGGTAAAGATAAATTATTATACAATGCTTGTAAAGAGTGTGAAGAAAGTTTAGAATACGACCCAGTATTAGTATGTAAAAAAGCTGGTGTAAATATGGAGATAAAAAGAAATGGACAATACATGATTTCTAAAACATTAGATCATCCATCTGTATCAAAACCAACTTATATTGCTGGATATGTTACTGCTTATTCTAGACAATTAATGAATGAGATTATAAGAAAAGTAGGATCAGAAAATATTTTTGCAAGTGATACTGACAGTCTATACATGAAGAGAAGTGTTATGGATGCAGCTAAACTCAAATTTACAAATGTATTAGGTGGATTCAAAAATGATTATGGTGATGGTAATCTTATTACTAAGGCAAGATTTTTAGATATCAAGAGAGCATATTTAGAATTCAGTAGAGAAGTTAAATCTGAGTTTAAAGATAAATTTGGTAATATTCATCCAGCTTGTATTGATCCTATAACTGAAGAAGTAAATAAAGGTGAACCATACTATGCTAGAACTTTCAAGTTTAAATTTACTGGATTAAATTTTAAAGATGCTAAATCTATATGTAATGCTTTGCAACCTGAAGATAGAGCACTTAGTCTTTCTGTATACAAAGATCAAAATGGTAAAAAATCATTACAAGTATACAACAAATTAATGGAACATATGAATAACTTATGCGAAGAATTTATCAATAGAAAAATGAATGAAAATGAAAATGTGTTTGAACCAATCAAATTTATGATTAACAAATTAGTAAAATTAAACTTATCTGTACAGTTAGATATTCAAGAGATGGGTTTCTTAATTGCACCACATAAAAGAGGACAATGGATTAATGGAGAATATTATAGTTTAGGATTTAGTAAGAGTGTAGAAGAAAAATATATAAAAACAGGTGATTTCATTGGAGAAATGAAAAGATCGTTTGAAAACTTGAAAAAGGTTTCTTATGGTTACTCAACAAATGGATATTTAAGATCAAATAGACCATTAATTTTTCCATCATACTACAAATATCATTACATCTGTGATAAGTTAGAAATTTTTGATAAAAGAATTACATATAAATCTGATCATGAATTAGTAAAAGAATTTAACAATGCTGATAATCAAGCTGAAGTAATTATGAGAGTAGGTAAAGAATTTGTTGAAATAGTTAAGAAGTTTAATGCAGGTGGTAAGTTAGATAAACCAAGATATTCATATTTATCTGAATTAATAAAATTTTTGAATAATGATATGAAAGATGTACCTCATGAAAAATCTATAAACATGTTAAATATTAGTGATGTTATCATAGATAGAAGAATAGAGTGTAAATATCCTAAACTTGAAGTAGATACTAAAGTTAGAAATTATGAAAATAAAGTTATTGAATCTGATTATTACATGTACTATGAAGGAGTACTTCCAAAAGTAATTGATCATACTATGAACTATAAAATATACTATATGCAAAAAGATTTTAAAGGTAACAAAACTTATTATGAACCTCATCTTATCAATGTAAAACAAACTCCTATAAAACTTGATGAAACTAATCTATACCCAGTAATAATGTTATCTGATAAACATAATTTTGGAAATAATCACATGGATATTGATCAATCATTAAAATTGTATAATACTGTTGTAAAATATATTTAAATAATTAATATTATTATTAGTTATTTTTTTATTGAGATTTAGATCAGTAACAAAATGACCTCATCCACCAATGAAAAAATGTACAAATTATACATGATTAAATGTGAACCAACTGGAAAAGTTTATGTTGGATATACTGATTCAACAAATCCTAAATACAACCCAATTTCATATTTATACAATCAATACAAAAATAGTAATACCAGATATGTTGGTCTTGGTGAATCTATCAAAGAACATAAATTTGGTTCTCATCAATTCCAATTCATGAAGGAAAATCTTACTAAAGATGAAGCTTCAAAATTATCTGATAATCTTAGAGAAAAGTTAAAAAGTAAATTACTAAATGATGATGTTTCAAAGAAAAATATTTTTGATGAAGAATTATCATTACTAGATGCATTATACCCATAAGATTACAATTGATATTAATATTTTTTTATGTTATTTAAAAAACTTTATGTCTTGTGGAGGAAAAATATATTTAATGAATCTGACAATAATCTTTACGAGTGCGATAATATCGGTAGCGGCCTTGGTGTTTACAGCGGAAGTAATATCATACCGCCTACTACGACCTTTGAATTCAAGTCCATCAAAGCCGGTACCAACGTCAACTTAACATCTGATCTTATAAACTATTAAGGTTATTTTTTTTATATTTAAGTTTGTTATAAAAAATGTGTGATTGTGGAACAAATATATTTAATACGACTGATATAGTATTGTATAGTGAACAAAAAGTTATTGTTTATGATTATTTAAAAACAACTGTAGTAGATTTGAGTACGATTGCTACTGGAACTAGTTATAGTGCTGATTTGCAATTAGGATGTACTTTAGTTGGAAGTATTTTAACTTATGTTCCACCTATTAGACAAAAAGAACAATTAGTTTATCCATTTACAGTTGATGGAAGAATGTGTCTATTAGTATTAGTTCCAGATTTGGAAGTTAGATATTCAACTAATAGTTTTATAGGAATAACTGATACTGGTGACTTTTATAGATTAGATGGAATACCTCGAACAGAAACTTCAATGGGAATAAACATACCTGATATTTTATGTGCAACTATGAATAGAGATGATAATTTACTTTATTATGTTTTAACAACTGATTTAAGAACTGTAAAATTTTATAATTTTGCTACAACAGTAATTGGTAATTTTATAACTGGATTAGCATCCGATATAAGATCAATAAATTATGATAATGATACATTATATACTATTCAAGCAGCCGATACAACAACTATTACAGCTTATGATGTAAGATATCCAACTGCTTTTGGTATGATAAAAAATTTACCCCAACCTTATACTTTAGCTGCAGCAATAAGACAAGCTTTTGTAAGTTATTCCAATGTATTTTATTTTGGAGTTAGAAATGCTGCAACAGCTTCAGTAGTATTGCAAACATTACCTTTTGGATCAGTAACAGCTTTAGCTACTAGTTCAACATTTGGTAATAATAATACTTTATGCATGACACAAACTCCTACAGGAAGATTATATGTATTTGATACTAATGGAAAAAGATTTTGGAGTAGTAGAATAATGACTACTTTTAGTATTGAATGGACTTCAACAAGAAATTTTGTAGCTTTAACTATGTTACCTTATGGTGCCTGAAACCGCAGGCAATACGGTTATTTTTTATCATAAAAAAGTTAAGTAAAATTTAGTAATTAGCTTGTCTATTTTTAGCTTCTGTCATTTTTTCATTAAAATCTTTAGAACCCCATAACCAACATTTACCTATACTAGTTTTATAATATATAGGTTTTTCAGTTTTAATCTCATTAACTAATAACGGATCATCTATAATAAAAAGATTATCATATTCATTAGCCCATGCTTTTAATCCATTATCTGATCTAAAATGATGTACATTTCTATGCTTATTAATAAATTTATATTTTGTTCTTGAACCATCTCTAACTAATTTTTCTTTACTTTCACGCTTATCTTGTAGCATTTCCCAATTTAAATATATAGGAGAATCATAACCATCAAATAAAAATAATAATATACTATTGTTTATAACATATTTATCTCCTTTTCCATATGTTTCTACGATTCCTAAATTATGTTTATTTAATAAATAATATTGTCTAATACAATTATCTAATGTTTCTTGACCTAACCATGCGTAAGTATTTTGTGAAAATTCTTTATCAAAATCATTAACATAATTAGCCTTAACATAAATTCCATCTCTATAAACAAAATATTTACCACGCCATTCACATACCATATCAGGAAAATATTTACTATGATCTTCATGTTGAATATGTACGATATTGTATTCATCGACATTTCCATAAATTTGAGATCCACATCTATAATTAACAAAATTTGGTCTAAGTATTTTAACATTTTCTAATAATGTTTCATAGCTTTTCATCATTTTATCTTTATCAAAATCATCTACCATACTTGCATCTGTTATCTCTCCATTTCTAAAAATACATTTATTTATTTCTGCGAATGTGGAAAATATTTTTCCATCTTCATTATAATTTTCTTGATAAGTAATACTTTCACTAATTGACCAGCTTTTATATACAATAGTTTTTTCCATTTGCTTTTATATAGCTATTAAGATTTTTTAATAAATATTAGAAAAAATATATTAATTATTTTATTTAAATTTTTCTTGATGATTTAGTATTATCATATGCTCTATGATACTTGCGAAAGTATTTATTCAAATTTTTACTTTCATCTTTAAGTTTTTGTTTTAACAATTTTTTATAATTATCAAAGTCTGGTTGGCAAAACATTTTTCTATTATTAAAAATTTCATGATAAATTATAGTTTTAGTAAAACCTTTAACTGCATCTTCAAAACATTCATCTTCAATATCTAATATTTTTTCATATCTATCAAATTTAACATGCAATCCATCTTCTTCAAGAATATATTCTAAATCTCCTAATTCATTAATTACATCTTCAATATTTATTTCATCATACATCTCGTCCATAGTCCTTCGGTTTAAGGACACAAAACATTAATTAAAATAAAATAAAGTTTCGTCAACCTAAACCGAGGTTGTATGATAATTACTAAATCTGATCCTGAATGGGATATGTTGATAAAAGATATGCAAGGTATAGAATATAAAAAAGGTAGTATTGCAAAAGGTTATAAATACAAAGCATATATTCCTAAAGATATTTGGAATAAGTACAGACCTGATTCTCCACTTAAAAAAGGTGAATTTAAAACTGTAAAGTTTGGTAAAGCTGGGTATATGCATTACAAAGATCTTATTGGTAAGTGGAAAGATTATGATCATAAAGATGAATCTAGAAGAGAATTATATCGTAAAAGACATGAACCAATAATGATACAAATTACTGAAGATGGTGAAACAAAAAAATACCCATCATATAAAATACCATTCACAAATGAATTCTTTAGCTACTACCTAACTTGGTAGATAACCCACCTGGGTTAACGAGGCTCTTGCAGAGAGCTACAACTGGAGTTGACACGATTAGCCTTCCGCAGGAATGTTGTGCACTTACATAAGTGCAAGGCCAGTTTCATATACTATGTAATTTGGGTATGATGTGTTAAGCATGCACCATCTAGTTTTTAGTTGAAGTACTTTTTCAAATTGATTTTTTGACATTCCACCATAAGTACAAAACATATTTTGCATTTGTCTTTTACCATTACCTTGTGGAAATATGACATACTTTTGACATTCATTAAGAATTAGTCTAGTTCTGTTATAATTACATGCTTGATGTGTAGTAATGATCATAGTAATATTGTAATGTCTACCTTCCATTGATATCAAATCTTTAAGATTATCGATAAGTTTCATAACAGTTTTATCATTCGGAGTCTCGGTATCATCAAAGATTACAATTGAATTTTCTAATGATTCTACATCTACATTTTCTAATATTTCAGCATCGAGTGGAACATGTGTATATTCGAAATCTAATGATGGGTCATCTTCTAATCTTGAAAATAAAAATGTATCATATGTTGGTCTACCTTTTTTAAATTCATTTACAAATTTTGAAGTGAGGTATGATTTACCACTACCTGATGGTCCAAATATAAGTATTAGTTCACGCTCTTTACTAAAATCTGGTAAAAACATCATTGATTTATTGTTGATTTTCATGAATTGTCCATCATCAGTGACATATTTATCTGTTAATCTCGTAGCATTGATCCTACTAATTATTTGATTGTTTGTCCCACCACTAAATATCATTTCTTTGAACTCTTCTGCAGTCATATTTTTATACTTATCAAGTTGATTATTCTCATCTAAACCTACAAATACGCGATTTTCATTTTCTTCGAAGACAGCGACTGGTTTACTCTCTTTTGTCAATTCTGTAATAATGTTAATATGCATTTTAAAATAAATAAAAAATAAATAGTAAATAAATAAAGTGATAATTGATAACTAAAAATCGTGAGTCATTTTTCTAATAAATATTGAGTTTTCTAATAGTAACAGGAATCTTAATATTTTTTCTTATTTTCTGAAAATTATTATTTTATTTTTTTCTAATATATTATCGATAAAATGAAATACTCACCATCAAATTACAAAAAAGATCTTAAAAGATTTAATGAACTTGCTCTACTACTCAAGGTCAAGCAAAAGGATAAGAAAGCACCTAAGAATAAAAAATTATTTCAAAAAGTAGAACAAGAATATCAAGAACTTAGTGAAAAATTGCAAAAAGATTATGATGAAAAACATAAAAAGGAATTACATAAATTAGAACAAAAAGAAAAAGCAGAAAAGTCAGTTGCAGCTGCTATTCAACATACAATCGAAACACCTATTTATGATCATAAAGGTAAACTTGTTAGTGGGGTAGATAAAGAAGCTGAAGAAAAAGCTAAAATAGATAAAGCAGTGATGGAAAAAATTAAAGAGATTGAGAAACTTCAAGATGATGATATTGAAAGAGCAGAAAAATTATATGAAGATGAACTTAAAGAAATAAAAGAAGAAACTATTATCACTACTAATCCAGATGGTAGTAAAACTGTTGAAGTAAAGAAAAAAATAGTAAAACCTGATATTTATATGCAAGAACCAAGGTATACTAAAAATCAACTTAGACATAGGAAATTTTATGAAGGTAAAGAAGAACGAGAAGATTTGAGTGAAACTGTAAAAGAGATATTTGATAAAAGAGTTAAATCAGCTGGTATTCCACCTGCAAAGTTTGTTGGTAAAGCTGGTGGTAAAAGAAAAATATTAGCTTGTCCACACTGTGATGGTGAAATGATTGCAACTGGTGTAAAAGCAACAACTACTGATAATACTAGAGCTAAAACTCCAGCTATGACATCATGGCATGCATTAGTAAAAGCAGTTGGAGAAATGCCAGAACATAAAGGTATGAAAAGACCGTTAATTATGCCAATTGCCTCAGCTATCAAAAAACATTATGATGGTGATAATGAAAAAGCACTTCAAGAAATAACTGGAGGAAGATTTCGTACTGATATGATTACCAATATTTAATTTTAAATATCTGATATTTTGTGTAACAAAATAGAAGATGAGTAATCCAATAAGTGATACTATTATTTTTAATGCAACTGTTAGTAATAATACTGGAGCTAGTAAAGTTTTACAATTTAATGATTTTAGAAGACAAAATATATTAGATCATGCTGAAGATTATTATGTTAGAGCATTTGAAGCTAAGATACCAATGATGAGTGTACCATTTTTTAGAATGTTTGCAGAAACAACTGAAGATGATAAAAGTATGAAAGTAACTATTAATGATAAAACTGCGAGTTTAGTACCAATCCAATTAAATCCAATTAATGGTGATGTAGTATATATCTTTTACATACAACAATTTTTAGATTCATTGAATGCAGCATTACTTGATGCTCATCAACAAAATGGATTTCCAGCTAATGTATTTGCACCTAAAATGGTTTATGATTATGATCTAGATTTATTATTATTTGCTATTTCTCCAACATATTATAATTTAGGTATTAACCCAGTACCAATATTTTTTAATGCAAGATTAATGTATAAACTTACTGGATTTATGAATGAATATACAGGTAATCCACAAAAAGAATATAGAATAATTTATGAAAGTTTTAATGGATATCGAAGAAATGATGAATTTGGTATTATAGGAATAGCAATATACATGCCAAGCCAATCTAAATTTTATAAAGACTTACTTGAGTTTCAGAGTATCATATTAACAACTAGAGCATTAAAAGTTAATGAACAGTATATTTCTAGTGGAAATGGTGATAATCAGTCATTACCAATTCTTGCTGAAATTCCAATATTATTTGAAGAAATTAATTCATCCAAAAATTTAATATTTTCACAAAATTATCCTAAATGGATTGCAATAAATTGTAGAGGACCATTAAAAACTATTGATATGTTTGCATACTTTGTAGGAGATGACTTTCAAATTTATGAATTGTACATTTTACCTGGACAAAAATTTAATATAAGATTAGAATTTAATAAAAAAAATCTTGTGAAAAATTATTTAACTGAAGAAACTGATAAAAAATGATTTCTTATAAAGTAAACAGCATAATTTAATTATTTTTTATAAATATTTTATGAGATGTTAAAATGTCATTAGCATTACATCAAGCAGACCGTATGGTGAAGGTATCAGATCCTCGTTTGGATTTTGATAACCAAGGTATTCAAGTTATTAGTGATTCTGCAACTGGACTTATTTATCAAAAATTTACTGCACCTACACCAACTGGTAATATTATTAATTTTAATACATTTCAACAACCAACTCAAGCTATTTCAACAAAAATGTTTATAAAATGTAAATTTAATTGTGTCGTAAGATCAACAGCAAATGGTGCGAATTTAAATCCTATTCAATTCGGTGCTTGTGCTCCAAGACAATTCCCACTATCAGCCATTGCACAAAATGCAAGGATTCAAATTAATGGTGCAAGTAATGATATTTATCCTAATCAATTAGTTCACGCATTAATGAAATATAATAATACTACTTCTGAATTAGGAAGAGATTTTTCTACTACTCCTAGTTTTCCTGATATGTATCCTGGATATAATGATGGTAATGCAAATACTGGTGGTTATGTATCTATTAATACTGGTGCACAAACTGGAGGTTATGGTTCAGGTAATGATGCTCTTGCAAAAATTGGAGAAAATTCTTTTGATATGGAACCAAGAGGAGGATGGTTATTTGAAAATGTTGCATATACTCAAGGTACTGGTGGAGCACCAACATCAGTTGCTTTTTCATTTGAAGTATTTGAGCCTGTTTTGCTTTCTCCATTAGTATGGGGACATGATAATCATAAATCTTTAATTGGTGTTAGTACATTAAATATTACATATAATCTTGGTGATTTGACAAGAGTATTATCTGTTAATGAATCTAAAGTTGCGGGAGGTATTACTATTACTAGTGTTACAATTACTGATCCACCTGAATTATATACTATTTTAATGCAACCAAAATTAAGTGATCCTATTAGACCAGTTCAAATTTATCCATGGAATCAAATTTTCCCATATCAACAAAATTTTATTTTACCTGGAGGAGCTAATATTGGGCCTAATCCTACTGATCCAAAAAGACTTCCTTCAAGCGTTAATGTATCATTCCAATCTTTACAATTATCTGGAGTACCTAAAAGAATTTATATTTATGCTAAAAGAGCAGTTGAAACTCCTTTTACTACTGATACATTTGCAAATATTAGTAATTTGAATGTTCAATTTGATACTATTTCAGGTATTTTTGGAGGTGCACCAAGACAACAATTATATCAAGTTTGTGCTGAAAATGGATATAATGGATCTTTTATGGATTGGGCCTACTACGGTAATGGAGTCATGTGTATCGACTGTGAAAAAGATATTCCAATTAAAGAGAATCTTGCAGTAGGATCACAAAAGAATATTACATTTTCATTTACGGCTGATTTTACTAGAGCTGCAAATCCATACGATGCAGCAGAACCTGATACTCCTTATAAATTATATTGCATGGTTGTTTATGAAGGTATCTTCAGTCTTGATCAATCTGGTACACCATTATTTCAACTTAATACAGTTACTCCATCTGATGTATTAAAAACTATGGGAGTTCAAAAAGTACCATATCATGCAATTAAAGGTTTTGGTAGTGGAGGAAGTTTTGGAAGTAAACTTGCATCAATTGGATCATTTGCAAAGAAACTTGGAAGAAAAGCTATTGGAGCATATGAAAATTTGAGTGCAGATGATAAGAGAGCAGTTGGAAATATTGTTAATGATGCAGCAACACTTGTATCACCTGCATTAGCAAAAGCTATTCAAGATTTTGGACCTGCTGCATATGATAGAGCAAAACAATTAGTTGGTATGGGATATTCTGAAAATCAAATTTATGAATTATTAGCAGGTGCTGGAATGAAGAAGAAAAAGAAGGCTGTAGGTGGTAAAAAACTTACTAATGAACAACTCAAAAAACTTGCTTCAATGTAATGCTGATTTCAGCATACCAAAATCTTGCAGATAGCTATATATTGTTACTAATAACTAGAATTAATTAAAATATAGTAATATATTTTTTATAAAATGAGTTTGAATAGATTGCTAGAAGGAGATGGAGAAAATATTATTATTAATAGTATGACAGTAAATAGTGAATTTGCAACTTTTAATAATTTTCCAGTAATAGGTAATGGTATTACATTAGTTAATAATGATGTTGCAGATCCTGTATATACAATTGAATATGATACTCCAAATGTAGGTGCAAGTGCATTATATGTTAATCAAACAGAACTTATAATTAGATCTGGAAGTTATACTGTTGATAATGAATCAATATATTTTGATGGTTTTAAATTTTCGCCACCATCATATGTAACATTAGTAAATACAAATAGAGCACTTAGAATTACTTCTGCAGGATGGTATATGGTTACTTTTACTATTGCTTCACCAACATTAAATACTAGTACTGAATATAGATTGGTATTAAGTGATGTTGGTATACCAGGAGGGTCAATGTCAACAACCCCGTCCGCACTTAGTTATGGATCTGCAAATCAACACATAACATCAACTTGCACTTGTGTATTCAAAGTTATTGCTGCATCAACATTAGAATTAGAAATAGTTCCATCAGTCATTACTGCTATCGAATCAGAATATAGCAATTTTACATTAATTAGATTAAGAGACTTACCATAAATTAATATTAATATAATTTTATATTTTTTATAAAATGAGTCTTAACAGAATATATTGGAATGAAGATTTAGAAGGAAGTTCAAGTGAAAATATAAAGGTAGATAATATACTTATCAATGGTGATTTATATTATAAAAAAAAAGATTATAATCAAACAGGAGAGTATTTAACTAGTTATGCACCAGGAAGAGCTACATTTTTAAACTTACCGAGAATAACATCTTATGAATTTGCTTTAGTTGGAATAGAACCTATTAGTTATGCTAATGGTGATACTACATTAACTTTTAATGAAGATGCACAATGTGTTGATTTAAATGGTTTGATAACTTCAAGATCAGGAGATAATTTTACTATAAATATTGATAAAGCAGGAATTTATTGGGTAACATATAAAATTACTAGAATAGGAAATCAAAAATTAGTTAAATCTGTTGTATTAAAAGGAGGAGTAGCAATAAATGGATCATATGGAACACTTCCTTTTAGCGATTCTCCAATAGATGATGAATCTATTTCAATATCATTTCTAGCTGTATTTATAGTGGGTGATAAAATACGAATTGGAATTAATGTTTATTCTAATCCGGTTGGAGGTGAACTTGTATTAAAACCTAATACTATTCCACTTCCAGTACCACCAACAGTAACTGCAGAAAATAGTCCAAGTTTTATATCTTTTCTTAGAGTTGGAGTTTAATTATTTTAAAATTTTTTATAATATCTAAAATGTCTTTTAATAGGATTTCAAATTATGATGATTTATATGGTGGAAGCGAAAATATTATTGTAAATAATATGTTAATGGTAAGAGATTTAAATATTAGTATGACACCAGCTATTCTACCTGGTTCAATATTACTTTATGATGGAACAAATTTTGTATGGACACCAACTGCATCAGTACCAGGAGGATCTGTTTCACATATTAAAGCAACTATAAATGATACACTAATTAATACAGAAGATTTTAAATTAATAAATATTACAGAATCTTTACCAGTTGGAGCAGGTGGCGTATCAGTAGTTGGCGGATCATATATTCAATTTACTGAAAAAGGAGTTTACTTAGTATTTATAAATTATCAAAATAAAATAAAAGGAAATTCATTATGTTATGAAATGAAGACACAAATTAAATATGCAGCAGATAATGTTAATCCTGATGTTGGATTTGATACAGATATTGGATTATGTACTACACCAGTATTTAGATATGCAGGACCAAATATACCATACTTTGATAATGCAAGTGGAAGAGATTTATACAATACAACAACATCATTTTCAATTAATACAAATAATCCAGGAGTTAATACTTACTTAAGATTCTTATGTAGAAAAATATCTCAAACATATCAAGATGGACAAATAATGCCAGATACTAGTACAATTTCAATAATAAGACTAACATAAAATAATTAATATTAAATTTTATATTTTTTATAAAATGTCTGGAACAAGTGGAGTAAAATATAATTTAGATCTTGTTATTGATTCCAAATATCGTACTAATTATTCTAGTACAAACTCAAATGATTTTAATATTAACATACCATCAAAAATTGAAGGACAAGTTGTGAGATATGGATTAAAAAGTTGTATGATACCTAATACTATATTAATCGGAGGTTCATTTGAAATTGAAGATAGTATTGGAGTAAAAGTTATAACCATTCCATCTGCAAATTACACTGCTGAAACATTAAGAGCAGAACTTGAAACACAACTAAATTTAGCTGGAACAGATACTTACACTGTAACTCTATCAAATAATAAATACACTATTACAAGTAGTTACAATAATTTTACAATTAACCCTAATGATATAGTATCACCTAATGGAATATTATTTAAGATTGGTTTTGGTATATCTGGAATTTATGTTGCAACAATAGGAGTTATCACAAGTTATGCTGGAATTAACTTATCATACCCAAATTATATTTTTATCAATATTGCACAATTTGCGAAACACATAAAAAACATAACTGGAGATTTTCATTCATTCATTGTACCAAATACTTGTAGTTATGGTAAAATTATATCTTTCAATCCTGAATCACAATTTATCCAACAGTTTATTCCTTATCAATTCACTTTTCCAAATGATGTTCAAACTTTGAGTATCTCATTACAATATTCTGATGGTACTTTGATTAATTTAGAAAATTCTGATTGGTCATTTGTTTTAACTATGGAAGTTATTAGTAATTTCTTTGCTTAAGGTCAAACCGGACCTTGAACGGTTAGTTAAGATATTGTTAAGATTGATATTACCATATCATTAGATAAGTTATGTCTTTCTGACAATGTTTTTATAAGATCAGCAAAATCATCTACAGTCAAATCACTATACTTTAAATACATTGCACAATAATGTCCACATGTTGAAGATTTATCATTTTGAAGTGGGTTATGGTTATAGTATACATCTTTTCCAGATTCTAGTAAAAGTTTAGAAAGATAATTTTTATCTTGCCCTAACATACTCTTATCTGAGTGTGCAAGACTGTCATCAACTATTCCACCATAAGAATCTAAGAAATGATATGAATCTTTATGTTTCTTTATTAAACACCAATGTCCAAAATCATCAGAAGATTTGTAAAGTATGATAGCACATTTTTTATCAAATGGTAAGTCATCTTCACACATCGCTTCGACATCACTATTACCCATTTCGAATAAATCATCAATATGTTCAAAATTCATGATTTCAGGATATTCAAAAATATTACATCTTTTACCAGCGATGCGATAAATA